AATATCTACCATGCGAGTAGCGGCACGCTGCTCTGGGGCAGCGAAAGCCGTTTGTAAAGCTGATTTGGCTAGAGGTGCGGCAAGCCCAAGACCAGCGCCAAATGCGCCCCCAGTAAGCCCTTGCTCAACTGCACCACCAAGTCTGCTCTCGGCCCCTTCGCCTTTCAGGAACCCTTCTGTAGCGCCTTGAGCGGCACCAATCCCAGCGGCTTTGGTGCCGGTTGACAGCATACGGCTGACTAGCCCTGCCGTTCTAGCGGTAGTCGCAGCCGCAGCAGGCGCTCCAGCTCCACCAGTACCAGCCGTCGCGAACATACTAGCGACAACAGGTAACAAAGACCCACCAATTTCAGCCGCCCCGGTTTGGAACGGGCGCTCTGTTTGAGCCACAGACAGTTTCTGGCGCACCTTTTCCAAAGCCTTGTCGTAGGTATCGCTTCCAAATGTTGACCGGAAGTATGCCTCAACCTCATCTCCAGCCCCCATCAGTAACCCCTGACCAAGACCTGTGCGCAATATTACGTCTGACACAAACCCACTTTGGTCAGGGGCGTTTACTCTGCGCTTACCACCACCAACCTGATAAATTGATTCCTGCCCCTGCTGCGTCCCGGCAAGGTTTTCAAGCTCGTTTACGATTGACTGGTCTGCCATGGTGCCTCACTGAGAAAACGGGAAGATTGACGCGCCAACATCAGCCTGCTGCGGCTGGGTTGGTAGTGTGTTGAACGGCCTAAATCTGCCTTGTGGTGCAAATGAACCATACGACGGAGCGGAAAGTTGTTGGTACTCATCTTCAAGCTGCTTCAGCCGAGCGTCGACAGCCTGCTTCTGCTTTGCGCTCAAGTATATCGGGTTGAGTATAGACAACCCGCCTTGGCTCAAACTCATGATTTGCTGAACCGTGATCTTCTTTGATATGTCTTCAACCTTTTTCCTTTGCTCTAATTGCTTGAGCATTTCTGGGTCACGAACGTCTTGGATAACACGTTCTGCATTTACGCCATACTGATTAGCCAACTTATTGTAACGAGCGAGTGTGCTCCCAAATGTTGTTATCTCCTGATCCATTTTAGCACGCGCTGCCCTAACAATATCTTCGCGCATCTTTTGTGATAACGCCCCACCAGATATTAATTTGTTATACTCAGCACGTACGCCCTCTGGGACGCCTGCCGCGTTTTGAAGAGTTGCGGATTCTCCTCCAGTAACCGTAGATGTTGGGTCGTAAACTTTGAACAACGAAATAAGCAAAGCAACATCTGAGGCTCCTTCACCAGCCGCAGCCAGCTCTTCCATTGTCTTGTATGAAGTTTGACGATCAACAAACTTATTAAGGATTGGCTCGACATCTGCCCTGAGTTTGTTCTCTTGGTCGATGTTACTCTTTTCTCCAGCTGCCGTTTTCGTCGCAGCCGCAGTAGCCTGCCTAGCCCTCTCATCTATCTCAAGTTTAGCTATATCTGCCGCGCTCGCCCCACCATCAATTAATTGCTGTACCACAGCTGGGTCTAGCAACATCTTGCTCCCCTGAGGGAGTGTCTGTTGCCCCGGCTGTGGCTGGAACACAGGGGCGGCACCGATCTCTGGTATTTGCGGAGTGACAGAAGGCTGAACATTTTGCGTGCTTCCTCCTATGGGTGGCAGCCCATAAGCTGACAAGACAGAGTTAAGGCCTGTCGTTTTCCGAGCAACATCAGCGCGCAAATTTGCAATCTCTAGCTGCTTCATTTCAGCGTCCATAGGACTTGCCGTAATCGCCGCTGCCTGCTTCTGAGCAACCGCCTGCTGAAGCACATTCGGCGGCGTTCTCCGAACTATTTCTACATCAATACCAAGTTCCTTTGCTAACCCTTCTGGGTCAGACTTTTGACGGTCTGCAAAGGATCGCATCTGCTGCATCTGCGACATCTTCTGCTCGTTCTCCGCACCGAGCAGGCGTCGCTGTGCCGCGTTGTAGATGTCCGTCTGCGCACCACCAAATGCCGGGCCGAGCTGACCGAGCAGCTGAGCACGCTGTGATCCGCTCATCGGCTGACCGGCAGCCAAGAGCAGCCCGGACACGTTGCCGAGAGTGTTCAGCGCAGCCTGACGCACGTCGCCCTTGGAGACGCCGTAGCGCTCGTCGATTGCGTTCGGGTCTGCGTACTCGCCGCCGCCGGTGAAGAAGTCGAGAAGCCCTACCATGTCGTGTCTCCTTAAAGCAGTCCGCGAGGGTATTGTAGCACCGGAGGCTTACGCCTCTGAAAATCGAATTGCCGCAGCATCTCTACCGGGTCTTGCTGCGCCGACAGCGCCGCGAGCTGCGCGAACGACTTACCCGCATCCGCAAGCCGACCCTGCTGCACCTTGGACGCAGCCTGCTGCTCCGGCGTCATTGGCACGGGTGCGTCGATAGACCCCGGCGCGATCTTGCTGCCGATCAGGCGCATCGTCGTGGCGAGGTCTTGCGCGTAGACGGGTTGCGTAGTGACTGCGGCTTGGGCGCTTGGCTGTGCTGACGCCATCATTGTCTGCGGTATTACAGCGCGAGACGGGATCGACTGCTGGTAATACTCCGGCTTCTCGCCTGCGCTTGCGTATTGCGACGCAGGTGCTGCGGCTTGGTATGCCGAGGTCGCCTTGTTCGGGTTATCCTTCAGCCCTGTCCACGTCGGCGAGAGCGCACCAAGTATGCGCGGCGATAGACCTTCAGCCTGAAGGTCTGCCACCAAGTCCCTGTTTGTCCGCGCCTTGTAATCCTGCACCGCCAAGCGAGCGGCCATCTCGTCCTGCGCCTCTGGCGTGAACGATCCTCCACCGAGCCTGTCGTATGTCGAAGCCGTGATCTGATACTTCCCCGCAGCCGATGACGGGCCTGCTGGGCCGGGTTCAAATATACGTGGGTGCTGACCATAGCCAGAGAACTCAGCGCCGCCCTTCGGCGTGTAGCGCACGTTGTAGCGGCCACCACTCTCCGGTGCCGCGATAGCTTCGAGGAGGCGCTTGAGTATTGGGTCCATCAGACACCACCTCGGTAGTAGCGCAGGAAGTCCTCATAGCTGATCGGTGCCGTGAGGGGCGTCTGCGACTGCATCGACGGGCCGAGGATACCGGACGGCATAGACGGTTGCGGCGCTGCTAGAAGCGACTGCTGTACCATATTGCCGTAGTCCATCCCGAGCGCCGGTGACTGCGGACCTGCGGTGTTGGCGTAGTCCAGCGGGATTGCGTTATAGAATGGCATATAGCTTGTCGCCGGTGTCGTAGGAACATACTGCGACACGTCGAACTCAGCCATCAGCTCGTCGATGGTCTTCGGCTTTGCTTTACCGCCACCCTGACCGCCACCCTGACCGCCCCCGCGCTGCTCTTGCGGTCGATCACGACCGCCGTACTGCTGCTGGTACTCGGCTCGGCTCATGTTCCCGTACGGGCCATATGTGTTTTGGTAGCCACCAGCAGCTCCACCCGCCATATTGGAGCGAACATCACCGGCATCGCCGCTAAACAGTGACCCAATAAAATCTGAAAAACTCATAATTCGCTCTCCTTATGCCGCAAACGCACGGCGCATTGGCCCGAACCCGAGGTTGACAGCCTTGCGACCGCCGATGTCTTTTACCTGATCGGGAAATTTCTTCTCGATGTCCTGCGCCATAGGCCCGACGACCTTCGGGTAGGACTTCGGGTCGCCCTTGTACCGATATGCGTACAGGTCGAGGCCCGTCTCCTTGTCCTTGCCCATCTTGGTGACGTCGGTCTTCATATTCTCGTCGGACGCCCCGAACAGCGGCAGCAAGCTCGCCAGACCAGACCCGGCTGAACCAAGACCACCGAGGAACGACAGAAACGAATTGCCTCCGCCAGACGTAGACTGCGTCGTCGTCCCGACACCCGGCACGGCAGACGTAGCACCGATGCGGAGATTGAGCATATCAATCGGGTAATTCCGCTCGGCTTGGTATCTCTGGTACGCGTCGTTGAGTAGCGCCTGCTGCTGGCCCTGCTGCGTCTTGCCGATGTTCTCCAGAGCCGCAGCGTCGGCGTAGAGTGCCTTCTGACCGGCACCGGCAATGTCGGACAACTGACCCCCAGCCTGAAGCCGAAGCTCCTGCCCCTTCAGTGCGCGGTCCATATCGGTCTGCATTAAGCTAGCCGCCGTGTCATATCCAGCAGCGCGTATCTTCGCGCTGAGATCGCCTGCCGAACGCGCAGTCTCGACGTTCGACAGTGCTTCAGAAATACCCTGACGAGAACCGCCAAACGCACCGGCTGTGCGAGCACTCTGGGCGATGCCCTGCTGCGCCTTGAGCCGCTGCGCTTCCAGACCGCCCAGAGCGTTGGCCTCGACGTTCTGGAGATACGGGTTCATGTACGCCCCGATATCGCCTCCCGTGAACGTGCCGGGTTGGTATCCCGCGACCGAAGCCGTAGTACCCAGAGCTGATCCGTACGCTGGCTGATACGCGCCAATGTTCTCGCGTGTCATGTTGTACGACGCGAGCTGGTCTGGCGACAGACCGGCAACGGTCTGGCCACCGTACTGCTCGAACGGTCGCTTGGCGATTGCGTCCGCGATTGCGATGTTCTCACGCGTTGGCTGCTCCAGCCACTTCGGAAGCGACTGCTGCGACGTTGTTACTTGCGGACTGCTGCCACCCATTGTCTTACTCCATCTCAAACGTCATGACGGTCTGCACCGTCTTCCAACCAGCCTCCTGAAGAGGCTTAACCAATCCGTGTCTCACGTATGCCCGACCGTAGTCGCACCCGTGTCTCTTTGCCAGATCGAGCAGCTCAGGCCGCAGAGCCAAGACGCTGTCGAGATCACCGGCACACAGAAACACGTCGATCACGCGCCTGCGTGGATATTCACCAATCTGGGTGACGATGACGGCACCGTCGTTCCAGATCGCCTGCATCGTACCATCCCGCAGGCACTGGATCACGTCATCCAGATCGTGCGTCGATCCGCTCTTAACTAGGCCGCGCTCCATAAGCGCGATGATCTTGTCTTCACCGGATCCCAAGCGGCACCGCCGTCGATGTCAGCACCCCGGCGTTGCTGACTGTGATCCGATAAACAGAGCCATCCGGTGACTGCAACATGATACCACCAACTGACTGCGTAGGCGAGATGGCCTCGCCCATGGCCTGCTTGATGCTCTCGAACGCTGAAGCCATGTTCGATGCGTTGTACGTCTCCGGTGGCGTAGGAATATTGAACTTCATCTCTTGCCCCTCGGTGTCAGGTCTAGGCGGATGTCTCCGACAGACCACGGTGCGTCCTCGGTCGCTTCTACCCGATATCGTATCTCTCTTCCAGTAACGCGGACGTCCGTGTAGCCGCTCGACCGTGGCGTGTACGGCCCAGCCGTAGTCTCTGCGGCTTCCGGTGTCGTGGAGGCGAAGAACGTCAGCTCGGTCGATGCGTAGCCGTAGCCGGAATCCGTGATCGCCTGCTTCACCGTCATCAAGTTCTCGCCGTTCGCCAAGTTCAGCGATCCCGTCTCGGCGTATCGTGATCCGATCAGAGGAACACCGGCAGCGGTCCATCCGTTCTCGTGGTAGTACAGGTAATTGTCGCCGTCCGATGCTATCGGGTACGGGTAGA